ACAATTCCTTGTTTAAAGTCCAAAAAAAAAGCATCGAGCCAACCACAATATCCATTGTGACATCCTTATAAAAATCAGCCTTGCTTTCGTCGCCATCGTACTCTTCAATTTCATAAAATTCGCCTGCCTTTCGTTTAATAGGTCTATAAAGTACCGACATTAATAGCGGTATATTTTCGTCAGTTCCAAGCAGCGTGTCAATCGTTGCGTGTTCGCCAAGTGTAATCTTATCAAAGTTCGGAATGAAACCGTAGTTAACGCCATTCATTTTGAACGTGCGCACGAGCTTCGGTTTTTGATCCAAAACTTTTGCAAGAGTCTCAATAATATCAGTAAAATCATTCACAGGGATTTTCATTACATCGGCCACCGTTAGGTTGCAAAATATCGCCACCATTTGAATGCAAACGAAGGTCTCGTCGTCGAGGTTGTCCTTTAATACCTTTTGATAACGTGAATATTGAGACAATTTTATCTCGCTTAAGCTTGTTGGAATAACTACTCTCATACTTATATAACTGAAAAATGTGGTTTTGTTTATTTTTTAAGTGATAATCAATTTTTATAATTGATTTTCATACCCTATCGGGTGTCATTTTCGGAAAAATTCATGCAATTGCACCTTATCGGGTGTCCGCTATTGTATGCAAAAAGTGCATATTCGTATCTAATAAGCTACGTTATGATAACTTTTCGCGCTTTTCTTATCGATAGGCCCATCATAGCAAAATAGCGCATCGCATCAATCGCATGATTGTAGTCATCAATCGGGCGGTTGAGTCGCTTGCCTGTTTTGTCAGTGTCCCAACTGTAATTGCGCAGCTCTTTGATTAGGTTGGTGCTTTGCTTAGTAACTAATAAGTTACGTTCCTGCAATACCGAGATCCCAAAATTGATTGAGTCGGCACCTTTGACCACTGGTTTGATATTAAAACCCGCTCGGCGTATCTCCTCAATTGATTTTGGCTCGGCTGAGTCGGCCCAAATCGGGAGGCGTTTGTCTTGCTTCATTAATCGAATGATGTCCGAGTTTAAAAGTGAGGTTGAGTATATCATTTCGTCGGCTATTATTTTGCCGTTGTATTCGTATATGGCGATCATAGCTGTTGGGTCGTTTGAATAGCCAAAATCGAGGCCGCAACCTAAGAATTTTGCCTCTTGAGGTATTGTATCTATTTGTTCCCAATTCGGGAACACAACTCCCTCAAGTGAGCCAAGTTGACCGAGTCCGTAAACGTTCCACCAGTTTGCCCAATAGCTTGAGGTCTGAGCTTTCTCTCTTGCCTTTTCAATCTCCCGAACGATTGCAGGATCAAGGGCCTCGTTGTCTTTGTAAGTTAAAACAACAAAATCGCTATCGATGTCGTTTTTTAATTCCGTATGCACCCAAAATTCATTAGTCGGGTTGTAGTCCAAATAAATAAATTTCTTTGTACGAACCGAGAGCTGCTGGTAGCTTTCAAAGTCTATATTATTGCACTCGTTTATAAATAAAATATCACGCCTTGCACCCCTCAATTTATCGGGTTGGTCAACGCTAAAAAATTCTATATAAGAGTTATTTGAAAAGGTATATTTTAAAGAGGATTTGTTGAAATAACTGTCGCGGTAGTTGTCAGTCATCAACATTATTTTTTGGAAGTCCTTTAAGGCTCCACGTTTTAAATGCGGTATTGACTCGCTTACAATTGAAATCTCCGTGAATGGATTGTCAATTGCGTAAGTAATTAAAAGCGGAATAATAGAAAATGTTTTGGAGCTTGAGGTGCCTCCCTGCACTATTCTAACTCGCTTGCGAAGTTTCGCGATTTTACTCTGGGCGGTCGTTTCTTGGAACATCTAAATCGATGCCGTTAAAAATCGGCTTTTCTATGTTTATATTTTGATCAATAGATTGAGCAGGTGCGCCGTAAGCCGAGTCCATTAATGCTTTGTAAGCCGCCACGTCTCCCTCGCGCGCCTTTTTAATTTGGGCGAGGGTCATGATATCCTCTTGCGTTAGCGTTTGGACCTCGTTTGTTATAGGGTTTTTTGCTGACTGCTGAGCTTCAAGCCAGTGCTTAGCTATCGTTGTTCTATTTTTAACGCCTACTGGCCTGCCAAGTGGATTGCCGCTTTTGCCCTTTTCAAATGGTACTAAATTTTGTATTTGTTTTTCAGTTGGCATATTAATTTTTTATATATTTGTAACATCAAATGCGATGTTAGTGTAATGGTTGCACGCTTAACATTCCAGTTAAGAGGTAAAGTTCGAATCTATTACATCGCTCAAAGCCTTGCGTTCTGCGAGGCTTATTTTTTTCCCTTTATACATTCCTGCTCCTATTTCATCTATTTTGCTGAATGGTAATATTGGAACTGTTATTTTGCAAGTTTTGTCAATTAAATAAACATATTTCAATTGTTTGCCTACAAATGGTTTCCAATTTCTAAACTCACTACTTATTTTTAAATGGTGTGCTTGTATAACGTGTATCGCCTCGCCTGTTTTTGGGTTTATTCTAAGTGCAGTATTGTCAACGACACCAACTAAACTAAAGCCACTTGCCCTATATATAGTTCCATCTCCACATTGTGTACCGTCTGCAAAACTTATTATCCATTTAATGTGTGGTGCATTTTTCTTTATTAATTTAATGCTTATTGCAATACATCTACTTTCACTATATTTTGGCAAATACTCGTCAAATGCCATTCTATTTAATTCTATAAATTCATTCCAACCAGTATTTTGAACTAAATTAATAGTCCCTTTTTTTTTAATACTTGGTCCATAACTCATTACTCCGTGTAATTTTTCATCTAAAAAACAACCAAAATGCAAAGTACTATTTGGCACTACTTTCCCGCTATAATGATTTTTTTTACAAACTCATTTGCAATTTTTGCAGGTATTACTTTTACTAAAATTTCCTTTGCTCTGCCCATTGCATAATAATTAAATAAAGCGCATTTCCATTACTATTTTCATTTCCTAAAGTTTCGCAGTATTTATATTCCTCAGTTGCTTTTATATTAGCTATTGCGTTTTTAATCTGCTCAGCTTGTTCATCCGCAAGAGTAAAAGTCATTTGTTGAAATGGTGTTTTATCTCCATCTGCTAGACTAAAATCTTCACCATAATCTTCAGCATTTACATCAAAGCCAGTTATATCTAAACCCCACTCCTCTAACTCTTGAGCGTTCCATTCGTTTGCTAAAAGCTCCCAGTCCCATTCGCCGCCGCTGGTGTTGTCTTTTATTAAAAACTCTCGCTGTTTTTCCTCTGATAAGTCGGTCACTATAATAGGAACTTCTTTAAGGCCTGCCTCTTTGCATGCTTTGTATCGCATATTGCCTCCGAGTATGATCATATCTTGGTTGACAACGATGGGCCGAATGTTCAGCATTTCGGGAAAATCCTTAATGGACTGCACTAATTTTTTAAATTTGTCGTCTTTAATTATGCGAGGATTGTTTGGATTGAGCTTTACGGAATTTATTTTAACTACTTCCATTCTCCTATTATTACTTGGTTAACCGGTATATTTTCGTCGGTTTGTATCTTAAAATCGCGGTATTCCTTAAGTTTTAAAATATCAAATAGGTTGGGTGCAAGCCAAAGCTCGTTGTGAGTAACGTCTTCGGGTTTGTTGTCGATTAATTTGTCTAAAAATTCACACAATAGACCGAATTCGTTAGCCTCCATAATTCGATAGTTTGTTGAGGTCTTTTATAATTTGCTCGTGTACTTTGGAGCAGGTTGGGCAGTTGCTATTGTCTAAACCAAAGTATTTGAGATATAAGGCGTTTAAATAGGTAACGTCGTCAAAGTTTAACTCAGTACGTTTTCCATCGAGTACGCGCTGCCCTTTAAGCTCAAGGAAGGTTTTAAACGATTCTTTGTCTTCTGCTGACATCTCGCTTTTTACTCTTTTAAAGTTGAATAAACGATTCAGTCTAAATTGACGATCTTTGCAATCTTGACAAGGCTCAATCCCAACTGAGTTGGTTATATTAGCGATTACATCGCCAAGACCTTGTATTTCTTTTTTAGTCCTTCTTTTTGCCATTTATTTTAGATTTGACCATCTTATTTACTCGATGGATAGTTTGTAAGTGTATGCCTGTTTGACGGCTGAGTTCACGCTGACCGACCAAAGTTGAAAGCTCAAACATTGTGCGCTCATACCAGGTTAACCCTTTCATAAGTTGAAAGTAATCAACTGGCTCAATGTATTCAGTGTCCTCAATCTCTATATTACTAAAGTCGACTACTATATCCTTTTGCTGCTTAGCATAATCATAGAATAAGTTTCTTAGAACTGTATAAATATATCCATCTTTGATTAGATTGGTATTATTATATAGTTTTAAGTACATTTCCTGCACTAACTCGTCAGCCAAGTCCTTGTCTTTGCATATTTGGAAAGCCATCTTGCGCCATTGGGCATCTTTTTTGGCTAACTCTGCCAGTATCATAACCGCATTGGATTAAAATACTCCGACAAAAACAAGAGCAAAGCGTCGTTGTTCTCGACATAGTACACCGTTCCTTGAATGACTAAGCAAATTTCGCTTTCGTTCTCGATCCAGTAGCCGTTGATTGCGTCAACCATTACCCGAAACTCGACAAAGCTCCCGCCCATTCCAAGATCGTCATCCTCTTGCTCAAGCCACATTTGTGTGCTTATTGTGTGCGGTTTTACCATATCGCTACAAACCTACTAAATATTTCGATACTAAGTTACTTTTTATCTCAATTATTTCTCCTGTATCTATATAACGGCAAAAAGCGGTATTGTAACACAATCCACTTATATAAAACTCACGCCCTTGCTTATTGATGTGTATGGGTGCGCTTATTGGCACCTCAATGCCTTTGTATATTTTTGAGCCTGCTCTCATTTTTTATGATTTTTATTAAGTAAATGAATTATAATACATAACTGTATTGATATAAGCCATAAATATAAATGTGTTAATTCCATATTACTTAAATTTTAGTTTAGCCTCGTGGTGTATTATTTCGCGGTCGAGGTAGTGCATCGCTTTGCGTAGATCCTCAAGGTGTGCGCCTTTGCGTCTTGCCCTTACGATATACTTGACTGCATTCCCCTCGTTAAAATTTAGGTCGTAGTCCTTAATAATGTCAATCACATCGTATTGCTGCTGGTTGTCGTAGTGTTTTGGTTTCATTAAGTGTTTAATTTCATTTATGTCTACTCGGCGTAATCCGTTTGGCATTACTTTTATTTCGTTGTTAACGTCTTCAAATTTCATATTTTTTCGATTTGTTGTTTGACTTCTGCCCAAAATTTTATTGTTTTTGTTTTTTCAATTAATTCATCGTGTGTATAACTCCAATGGATTTTATTATCAAATTGCAAAATTTCATCAACTGCAATCAAAGCCGATTGTTTAGCTAGTTTATGAGTCAAAGTACCATATATAATTTTCATATCAATAATATCGTCTACTATTAAAATTAAATATTTATTATATAATTCTTCTGCTTTTTCTTTTGGTGTCATATAGTCAATGCAGTTTTATTTAAAATCAGTATCAAAGTCAGTCCAAATCTTTACAATCGCGCCTGCGGCTTTCAATTCCTCAATGCGCAACTCTTGAATTGGCGATAGCTTCCCGCCTTCGCGTTTAACTTCTATAAACATCGCTTTGCCGTATTTGATTGCCAATAGGTCGGGAATGCCGTTGGTCGATGTCTTAATCAATTTGGTCACATACCAACCGCGCTCAATTAGTTTGCGTTTTATCTTTGTTTGAAGTTGCTGCTCGGTCATATTTAACTATTTGTTTTAATTCATCAAATTTAATTTGATTAAAATCTTTTTCGTAAAACGCTTGAAATTCAATTTCTTCCTTATCATGTAAGTATATAAGTACATGATAATCTGTTAATTTTTCTTCAAGGTTTTTTTGAATATCGTCAATACTTTTATATTGTTCAAAAGGAATTGCTACTAAAAAAATTGGTTTTGTCATATTTTTATAAAAAACAAACACCCCTCAATTGACCGCCAAGTGCAAAAGAGAGGTGTTGTTAGTTGTGTGTTTTCTCTTGGCGGTGGTCAAATATATTAAAGTTTTTTAAATATCGCAAGAGTAAAGTCTTTTTTTTGTTGCACGGTTTTATAAATATCGTATTCAATACCGCCTTTTGAGAATATCCAAAAGACCTCGTTATTTAAACGCTCTTTTGTAGTTAGCCTCGCACGGCTTTGCCAGTAACTCGTTGCGCTAAAATCGATGTTATAGTAAACCAAATACTTTGCGTTTTTTAAACTAACTCCCTCGCGTCCGCTGACTATCTGAAGGGCAATGTTTTTATCGGTTGCGTCAAACTCCTCGACTGAATTTGTCAAGTAATCGGCTCCAAATACTTGCAGGAGCGCATCCCATTCGGCCTTAAATTTATAAAAGATTGCGATTTTCTCGCCTTGAAACTTCTCCTTTATAAACCTTGCCTTTGAGTCGTCAATTACTTTGCTGCTGCCATCCTCGAACTTACAAGTCCCGCTTGACAGTTGGTGCATTTTTTGCATCAACTTAACGCCTGTGTCCCCTAAAATGATTTGCCCTTGTCCGTTGCGAACGATTAGGTCTTTTTTAAGGCGTCGAATGACCTCATAGGTGATTGGCTGCATCTCGCACTCCAGCACCATCTCGTTGACGCTCGTTGTAAAGCCTGCCTCTTTTTGTGTAAAAGTTATAATATACGGTCGTGTACTTCTTCGTACGAAATTCTCTTTTGCGTTTGAGTAGTCTTTTACAACGGCGTAGCCTAAGCGTTTTTCTTTTATATCGACGTACTCAGCGGCCCACTTATAAAAATTCGCATAGTTTTTATAAGGCGAATAATCACTTACCCAAAATTGATGGTACCATTGCGAGTATGACTCGGGCGTTGGCGTACCGCTCAGAAAAATCATAGGCAGTTTAGAAAATCGCTTTTTAAACTCTTTTGCCGTTGCGTTCGGTTTAGGGAATGCACCGTATTTGTGATGCTCGTCTGAAATTATGATGTCGAAATCATTGTCGAGTATTTTATGCAGGCTTTCCGTGTTTATTATTGCAATCTCAAAGTCAAATCCAAAATTAAAGTGATCACGCTCAATGCTTGAAACCGCCTTTTTTTTAGTTACAAATAAAACTTTTTTAGCACCAAATAGCCTGCACGTTTCCAAAGCTATTGCAGTTTTACCAATTCTCACTTCGCAGCAATAATAAACTATTTTTTTATTTCGTAAAATCTCAACGCCTTCCGTTGCTAATTTTGACTGGTAGTCTCTGAGCTTAAACATATCTAAAAAATGTATTATTTTTTTTATAAATAGACAAATGAGACCACAATTTTCTCTTATCCCAATTAATTGTTTCTGAGGCTTCCGCCAAAGTATCATAAAAAATACCTGTTTGAATATTAATAATTGGTTTGTATAAGTAATTATTTGGGCCTTTTAATTTATCTCTCATTTTTGATTTTGATTTTTCAGAATGATTTTTACCAAAAAATGGATTGTTATTTTTTAACCTACTTTCACTTAAAAACAATTTTTGTGAATCACTAATATTTTTACCTCTTAATTTTGAAACTCTTTTTTCAATAGTTTCTTTACTTTGTTTTTTTCCTAAATTACAAAGCCTTAATCTTAATTTGCATTCATCACTAATTAATTTACCCTTTTGAGATTGAGATATTTTTTTCTTTGTTTCAAAACTTAACTTTCCGCTTTTATCATTTGTCTTAGTGTAAACACAATTTAAACCAGTTTCAACTGAATTAAAATATTCTTGCCAATATCTCTCTCTTTTATTTAATAAATCAATTTTACAAATTTCTAAAATCTCAAAATTATGATTTTCAATTCCGTACTTTTTTAATGATAAAAATAATTTTGGAGTGTCATTTGTATATAATTTTTTATGATAATTCCATCGTTTTAAAACATTAACACTTTGACCAATATAAATTTTATTACTTGGCGATGTAATTTTATAAATTCCAATTATATCCTCCATAACTAAAAAAATATTTCGTCGTTTTCGACTTGGTTATTATCAGTTTTAATTGTAAACCAGCGAAAGCCGTTTGAGTTTCCGTTTAGGTATTCGGCTCCTATAAAATTGCAATATTTTTGCACCCAAATGTTAAACTTTTTATTTGTGAGCCATTTTTTAAAGTCTTGATATTCATTTGTAAAATTGATATAATACAATGACTTCTCAAGCCTATCGTTGTGAGGTACGTTTTCAATGTCTTTTATCCATTCTAAGAACTCCATTGAAGTCTCGGCTATAAATTTACGCATCTTAATATTTTTGGCGTTCTGCGGTACAAGGCCAAGTTTCAAATAGCATTGTAAACAATAAACCATATAATTGTCAAAGCGTTGGAAGTCGTTAAGCTCCCAGTCGTCGAATAACTGGCGGTCGAACTCATCGTAAGGCGTCAATGCTTTGCCGTAGTATTGAGCGAATTCAATCTCAAAGCGTCGGCGATCATGCGAATTTCCCTCACCTTTAATTGCGTAGTTGGTCGATATAACCAGTTTCGGACTTTCCTCAACCTTTAATTTAATTGCGTCTTTATTTTTACGCTCCAAAGTCATTCCCTCAGTTACCAAACTAAATTTGCTCTCAAAGTCAAAGTTTTGTTTGACGTCGTCAAAAACGAGTACTTGCGTTTCGGGACTAACTGTCTGATACGGAAACGACTTTTTATCGTCGAATGTTTTACCATCCAATATACTGACTTTACGAATTTGTCTAAGACCCTGTACAAATAGTCCTTTGCCTGTACCGCCTTCGGGATTTTCACTTATGACCTCGTCGTTTAAGATTATAGCCTTATTATTCATCTTATTTTTATACGTGCTTAAAAGATAGCCTATAACGCACTCAATTGGCAGCGGCTCACTATTACTTATATTTTTGATAAAAGTGGCGTATTCGTTCTCATATTGCTCCAAATGGACATAATCACGCGGAATGATCTGAGACTTCCAAACGTAGCCGTCAATATCGATAAAATCAACGAGCCTTGTTGTGTCTTTAGTCACTTCTAAAATTCCGTTTTCAAATGCAATATAAGATTTGAACTTACTATCTTGAAGCATTAGCAGCTCCACGCTTTCAATCATGGACAAATAGGTCTCG